GAATCTAGTGTTACTTCTCCACTTCTATCTATAGGAGTTACAAAACCTTCTACTCCAGACATATCTTGTTTTAATGCACTAGCTAAATTAGATTCTGTTAATGGTTCATCTGCACTTTGTGTAGCTTCAAAGAATTGTCCTCTAGGTCCTACTATTTTACCATCTACTTCTCTGTTAATTAATGCTTGAGTTAATTTAGTATCTGCTATATTTGCTTGTTCTTGTTTTAATTGAGCAGCTTGTAAGGCATTTTTAGACCTAGCACCTGCTAGTATTTGTGCTGTTAATACACCTGCTACTGGTCCTATACCACCTCCAGCTGCTGCTTGGTACATTTGTGGTGAACCTATAGCACTAGATTGAGCTGCTTCTTGTCTAGCCTTTTGTAATAATTGTTGTATTAATGGGTCTTCTTGTCTTCTTGGAAATAATCTTCTTACTGCCATATTACACTCTTTCCATATTTACATCTAGTTGACTATAATCTACCATCATGTGTCCAAAGATGTTTTCAGATACTGCTGATGGTTTTACTTTCTTAACTTCTTGTGCCATTACACCAGTATATTTTTGTGAAGACCAATTATACTCAAACTCATAAATATTTAATCCATATTTAGATTTAGATTTGTATTTAATGTTTTTCTTTAATGTTTTGTCTGATAAACTAGGATTACCTGCTGCACCACCTAATATACTACCTAATGCTGCCATTTGTGAGCCATAACCAGCAGTTTCTGTAGCGAATCTTCTATTAGCATCAAGACCTTGTGCTTGTGTTGCTGCAAATAATGGTGGAGGTGCTATGCTTGTAGCTGGTACATTTAATCCAGTATCTGCTATTTGCCCACCTCTTGTTGCAGGAGCTGGTAGTCCTGTTAATGTAGCTATTTCTGATAGTGGTACTTCTCTTTGTAATAATAAATCTGCTAGTTGTCTATCTCTCCTTCTTTCTTGTTCTGCTACTTGACTAGCTGCATCACTTATCTGAAAACTTCTTAACCCTGTAGCTCTGCCTAATTGAGCATCAGCTAGTGCCTGTCCTTCTCTAATGGATTCAGCAGCTACACCTTGTAAGGTATCATTCTGAGCCATTCTAAGCTCTGCAAATGCATTATTATACGCAGTAGTGCCTTCTGGTATTCCAGAGTTAATTAATTGCGTTCTAAGGTCTATTTCTTGCTGTTGAAACTGTGGTTGTAATCTACCTACTGCTCTGTTATAATATGCAGTTTCAACTCTAGTTGCATAATCATTTAAATTTTCCATAGTAGGTACTTGAGCAAAATTACTTCTATCTATCATACCTGGTTGTGATGGTAAGTTAGCTAAACTAAAACTTTCTTGTGGTAATCCACCTAATAATCTACCAGCAGTATCTAAATACGCATCTGATATTCCTACTTGTTTTACTCTTTGTGCTTCATATTCTGGTGTTAAAGAATAAGTTTGTAAAAATCTATCGTCTGGTAAATCTGTTACTCTAGTTATATCATAAGGAGATACAACATCAGGTCTATTCATTCTACCCTCTAACCTTGCAGTTTCTACATTTGCTGCTCCTTGTGCAACAGCTGCACCTGCATAATCTGGTGCTGGTGGTGGCTTTGGAGGGCTTAATATATTGCCAATAAAACTCATGCTATTTCCTTTCTTAGTAAAACTGCTTTTCTTTTATAACCTTTTAATTCTTTTTCCCAACCTATTCTTCCTAAAATGTCAACACATTTATATTTTTTTTCTTTTGCATATTTTATAATCTTTTTTTCTAAACTTTTCAAACTATTTAATTCGCCACCTGCTAAACCTATACGCAAAGAATCTTTATACCCTACTGTAATAACTACACTTTTTTCATCCATAAATATTTGATATGTACCATCATTTAATCCTTGTTCTACTTCTTGCTTTGTTACATTATCAGCTATTGCAGTAGCTGGTTCTAATAATTTCCATATTCTATCTGTAAGTATCATAAACCTACTCCTTTTTCATAATAAATATCTACACTATGCCATTTAATACTTTGTGCCTGTGTACTAGTTTGTATGCGTATTGCTGCGTTCCATCCTATATCGGCAACACTTCTCCATACTAATTGTGATGCAATAGTTCCTGCCCATTCTGATACATCCCATGTAGCTGTATCCCATGAAGCTCCATCTGTAGTAGCACTAGATGGTGTATATGTAGAAGTACCATCATTAAAGTCTACATCAAATCCTATACTAACTGGTAAGTCTGCATCTGATGATACTATAGGTCGTATAGCTGTAAATCTTTTAGATGTACCTCTGCCACCATAATATACAAATGCTGTTTTTGCATTACCTAGTATTTGTGTTCCAGCATCACTTAATCCATTATCTGCTTTATATACTTTGGTACTACCACCAAAATATAAATCACCTTCTAATAAACCCCAACATTGAGCATCTTGTCCTGTAAATCTACCCCATGCACCTGTATTTAAATTAACTACAAACTGCACAAAAGAACCACTTACATCATTAGGTACATTAAATAAACCAAATTGTCCTTTAGGATAAATTATTGCTTCCCATCCAAAGGTAGATTTAAAATTAGTTACTGCTGTTAATATACTACCACTTATCTTATCTGATATAGCTTTTGCGTAGTTTGTTTCATCTTCAGCATACATTTTAGTTAAAGGCACAAAGCCAGATTCTGTAATAACAATTAATTCTGGTCCTACATTTACAATACATCTTTTACCTATAGGTCTTGCTATTTTAAATACTCCTACTAAAGACCATTTAGTTGCATCACTAGGGTCTGTACCTTGATAAACTGCCACTTCTCCCTCTGAGGTTATAAAAGCTATATAATCATCTGAACCAGAACCACCATCTCTTGTAAGTGTACCAGCAGCTACTAATTTACCACCAAAGTTAAATACACTTCCTAATGCAAAGGTAGATACTGTTCCTGCTACAGAGTTAATAGGTAAATAACCAAAACTTAAACTATCATTAAATATGAAAAATAATCTTTCTTTAAATACTGTTACATTGTTTATTGTAGAACCTGTTACTCCACTTAAAGTAGGTGTCGCCCAAGCACTACCATTGTAATGTCTTGGTGCGTCTGCTCCATTTACTATAAATAAAAATGAACCACCTGAAGTAGTAAAATTAACATCTTGAAATTGCACATTAGATAAACTAGTTACTACAGCACTTCCTACACTACCAGAACTTGTTACATCATAAATAGCATTGTTACTAGCAGCAAAAAGTTTATTAGCACTAGGAGACCTGTAAGACATCAAACTCTGTACTGTACTAGGTAATCCTGTAACATGATTGGTAAAACCTTTTCTCAAACTTACATCTGTAGAACCAGGAAAAAAATTATCTAGTCGAATAGCATCAGTTTGTGGCATCAAGTCCACAGCATCTCTTGTGTTTAATCCACCAATAGGTGCAGATTGAGATGTACTCTCTCCTGTAGGTCTAAAAACTGCCATTACTTTTTACCTTTATACCCTGAAGCATATATAGCTCTAGCTTGTTTTTTAGCCTTACCTTTTGATTTATATACTTTTCCTTTTGTTCCAAACCTATAACCACCCTTTACTTTTTTAACAGGCATTATAGTGAAAAGTTACCTTCTGGTTCGTTTACAGGTAAATATAATCTATTTGGTCCTGCCATACGAATGATTTGCTTTGCACCATCTTTGGATTGCTTTTCTGATAATTTTAATCTGTATTCTTGAAACTGATTATCATAAGGCAAACCTTTTTGTTTTAAAAATCTCCATATTACACCAAGTGTAATTAAATCTTCATCTAATACTGTTGTATTGCTATCTGCTGCATAACTGGTTGCATTTGCTGAACCATCTCCATTAGTGTCCACCCAATTTTTGATAATGTATTCAAATGCTACTGTTTCTCCAGCAGGAGGTGTTGGACTAAATAATAATTTGCCACCTCTTATTCTAAAATAATTTGTTATACCACTACTTACACTTGCTTTTAATCTTTGCCATTGTGCATTGTTTAATGGTCCATAATATTTTCTATCTGTGGTTCTATTCCACATAGTATCATTACTAAATCGTAAAAAGTCAGAAGCTATAGTTGTCATATTTCCTTGACTTTCTGCTGCAAGTGTTGTATGTAGTTCTTCTTTAATTAATACTTGCCAATCATAACCTGATACTAAATTTTTACCTTCTCTATTAGCTGCTGCTAATAATTGTATTTC